GGAGATCGTCTCCGGCGCTGCCGCAGGCAGTACTGCTGCGAATGGCGATTTGACCGCTATAGGCGATATCTATGGTGATGCCACCGCTGATTTCGTCCGTAACGGCGATTTGCCTGGCGCAATTGCTCACCTACGGAGCGTCGCTGATGCGGCTGATGGTGATCCCAGTGAGGAGTACCCCGGCCAAGGCGATATCATCGATGGCCAGTTAGATCAAGTCTTCGCTTCCGGATCAGAGGACGGTCAAAATCTTGACGCAGAGATGGGTGGTTTATTTCGCAAATCAGCGAAGAAACAACAGAAAAGAACGGCCCGTATCGCCAGACGCCAAGCGCAGCGCCAAGCTAAGCAGGAAGCGCGAGATATTGATGCTCGCACTGCTAATGAGGAGCGCCTCGCTCAGAGTCAGCTCGTTCGTTCATCAGCAAGTCGTGTATCACCATTCGCTCCACGACCCTACTTATCGACGCCACAACCTGTCCCCTATAGCATGCCTGTTTCGAGAGATAATACCTCGCAATGGCCTGGTCCCGATTTTTATGTACCGGGTCCCTTTTTCGCTGTGGCAGTAGATCCAGCGACGCAGCCATCTTTCTATCCGGGCGCAATGTATCCCCTTCCTCCAGATGAGCAAATGTCATTTGATCCCTGGGAGGCTACGTCCTTCTCAAACTACGATCAACAATTAAACTACGATCAACAATTTCCTGACGAGTATTGGCAGTAGCTTGGATATCATCTCAAGTATTCAGGAGGCTTCTTCGGAGAGAAGAGGCTTCCTTTTCTTTCATCAATAAAACAAAAACATGTTTACACGTATCACTCCTGTAGCGGTCACGTCTAACGCGGCCGTGGTTACCGAAATGTCTTCGCATCTTGGCAAACTGCTGAGACAGAGACAAGTCAACGTATCGAGGTTATCGGGGTACCCTCGTGGATTACACTCGATTGGCGCCCTCCAACAGCTGATTAAGTTGGATAGTATGACAGAGCTTTTGGAATCCTTGCAGCGAATTCAAATGATTATGGAGCTCACCGCCCAGGTGATTGAATCGATGGATGGAGTTAAGATCGATCGACACCAGCTCGATCGTACTGCCATAGAAACGTACGTTAAACAACTAGTCACTGCGTCGCGTCTGTCGATCGTCTTAAGCGATGTGGACTACGATCTGATATCCTTCCTCATCGTATCTTTCGAGGCGAACAAGGAGGCATGGGTACTGGATACCGATACTGTAGCCTTTCCTATGCACCAAAAGTTTCTTGCTCTATATAAGGAAGTCTTAGTCGATCTGACAGGAAGCAAATTACCGTACCTTGTTCCTTCTACTATGCAGATCTCAACGTTCAGCCTTCGATTGAAGAAGACAGGAAAGAAAAATACGGCAGAAGGCGGTAAATCAGCAGAGATCACCGAAACCGGTGTGAATGCACCAGGTATTCTATCGCACCGATTGGCTTTAACACGTATCGTAGATCACGTGTATAGTTTACTTCTGTCGACCGACTTGTGGTATTCTTTCGTGGCTCCTCGAACTCGCGCTGATGTGAGCACGAGCCTCGAACGAGCGGCATCCCTCCGGATGTTCGCGTTCTATTTTAGATCGCTGCTCATCTATCCTGAATTTTTCGCACTGGAGGCTTATCTCGATACTTATGATCGCA